AGGGCAGAACTAGCCTCGCCTTTAGACACAGCATCTAAAGTATCGATAGTCATATCATCAGAATACTCATTTATTGAGTATAATTCGTTTATTTTTTCTCCGGGTAAACTTTTAGGTGAATATGCTATCGACAAATATGGGTCTTGTTTACCTATAGAACTTATTGTTTTAAACTTATACCCATCTCGATCACGATAAAAGACATAACTGTAGCCATTTTTATTATCAGACACACTTCTAAGAGCTAATTTTTTAATTAAATCAAACGGAGATATGTGTTGAGCATAAAATGAATATTCACCTGCGGTCTCTTCAATTTCAATTTTACTGCCGTCGTCTGATAAATATTCAGAATGTACGACTTTAACCATATCTGAATATTTCATGTCTCTAAATTTTTTATACACTCTGCTACTAAAATTAGTATATGCCACATCAGATGTAAACCCAAGAGTGTAGGTTTGTGCTTTACCGGAGCCCTCATTTTGATTTAATCTACCCTGTAGCTTATATACAGCTAAATCAAAAGTTATTGCCGGTAATAGCTTTCCAGTTTTTGACTTCTCATCGGGTCTAGTAAATGATGCTTGCAATCTTTCTTCGCCCAGTATTGGTAACAAACTAGCATAATCAACAGAGTCTATTACCGATAATTCTCCGTATATTACCGGAGAAAATATATTTTCGTGATACCTAAGCTCCACTAAATGGCCCGAAAAATCATACTCAACTCCATCATGTGAAGTTAAAATGAGGTAATTCAATACAAAATCGTATGCACCTTTAATTTTTTCCATAACTATGAAAAAATATTTTCAAGCTCATTAGTTATACTGCCAATATATTGTTTATCTAAAACGACAATATTTCTTCTACTCTCATTAAGTTCTTCTTCATACTCAAATTGAGTTACTGGCCGCACTTTTTTAAATGATTGGGTTTCTGGTTCAAGCTCGCTAAGATACTGATAATATGTATCACCATCTATTATAAATGTTTTGTTGCTCAATGTGTCCGTATATTCGTAGTGGTGTATAGTTTGACTCGGCGTCTGTATACTGCCATACTTAACCTTTATATATGATATAAAATCGTTATGTGCCTTTGGCGCATCAGCAATCGGATCTAGTATATTATTTGCGTAAAATATGGCCCAAACGTAATCAGAATTTCCATAATACTTATGTGCCACAATGTCATATCTTTCACCATCTTCCATTGTGTATTTGTAGTATATTGCAGTATTGTTGAGAACTAAGTCTCGTATTTTTGCACGAACCATTATGTTTACGGCTAAATTGTTTCCGTATTCTATTTTAGGATAATAAATAAAATGTCTCATATTAGTATCCCATCATTACTCTGTCTCGTGTGAGAATTTCTGTTTCTTGAAACGCAAGCTCTAGTGTTATATTTGTTGGCGCACCAGTCTTTTTAAAGAATGATGCCACGGCTCCTTCATGGCCATTGTAGTTAACAATCATATCGTAAAGAACTGACCTTTGAATTTGAAACAGATATTCGGCAGATGGTGAAAATAAAAATATATCAAAGGTATTTGGATAATTTAAAAATGTTTTTTCGGCCAAATTATTAACTGTTGTATCTGATGCGCCGCCTATAGTCACATTTTTTACGCTTGCAGGATGCATTCCGTACTTTAATATACTAATTATATTCTTTATGCTTTCGCTTTCTTCTGCACTTCTAGCCATCAATTCAAATCTAAATTTAAACTGCCTTAAATTTACATTTCTAAATGCAAGAGATGTCATTGGGTTAACAGTTTTTCCGGCTATGACCGAGGCTTGTTGGCCAATTGAAGTCTCATTCATTATGCTTTGAGATACACTTTTAGTTACAGCAGTCATAAATCCTTCTGCTCCGGTTCCGGCAAGTAGCGATGTCAGTCTATTAAGAGCCTCTTCTGTAGAGGTGCTATCTATCATACCACCAACTTCACTTTTTAGTGCCGACCGTTGGTCTTGTGTAATAAACATATTAATGGGCTGCCATTCTGCGCCATAATTAACCGCAACAGAAGCGGGCATATATAATGCTATACGCTTTAGTAATGCCGCCGAAGAGTAAACCGAATCACGCATAAAGAATAAAATGTATGCCTCATTTCCGGCTTGAAATAAATCTGATGGGTAGAATTCAACTCCTTTGTCTGTGTAGTATGATTCTGGCTTTGCTATTCTGTTCAACAAGGAGTTGTTGCTGAATGATGGACCTATGGCGGCCGGATCTACTTCGTCAGTTAATAAAGATGCGCCACTATTTGGGGTTGCAGTTATTCCTCCAGCTAGGCTTCCAATTAATATTTGCAGAGCATCTGAGCCACTAGGAACATATGCCTTAAGATCGCCCAAAAAGTCTAAAAATTTTGACATGTATGTACCAAGGAAAATTTAAATTAAAGAATCCATCAAAATATATAGGTAATTATAACAATGTCTTTTACCGCTCATCTTGGGAACTAGCTTTAATGATGTGGTTTGACAATAATTCATCTATAATCGAATGGTCTTCTGAAGAGCTTGTTATTATATATTTATGCGCCACCGATAATAAAGAACATAGATATTTCGTGGACTTTACATTTAAAACTAAATCGGGCGAAAATTACTGGATAGAAGTAAAACCAAAAAAATATACGGTGCCTCCCGAAAAGCCAAAAAAAGCAACTAAAAGATATATAAAAGAAAGTTTAGAGTTTGTTAAAAATCAATGTAAATGGAAAGCCGCAAATAAGTTGGCGATGACACGAAACGCAACATTTATGGTATGGACAGAAGATACTTTAAAATCAATGGGAATAAAGCTAATCACCTAGAATAAATATATACATGAGAAGAAGCCAGATACTAACAGAAATTCTAAAGGATGCTAAAAATCCACAGTTTGTAAAGAACAGCACTTTGGCGTCTTTGGAATGGAATAGAAAAAAAATAGCATCCCTATTTCCAAAAGATAAACCATATAGAATAACTCAAGTAAATACAGTTGCCTCAAATTACACACTGGGTGAGCTATACCTGTATCAATATTCTCCAAAATATAAAGATAAATTGCCATACTATGATAAATTTCCATTATGTTTCATTATAGAAAATACACGTAATGGATTTTGGGGTCTAAACATGCACTACTTAAGACCCACACAAAGAGCGCAATTTATGAAAGCGTTATATAAATTTGAAGATTATTCTAAGGATACGGACGCCGCAATTATAAATGTCAATAAGCGCATTTTAATGGCAAGCATTGCATTACGGTATCACATACCATGCTTGAAAAGATATTTATTAAACCACATAATAACAAAGCCATTTTACAGAGTTCCTAGAGACGAATGGAACATGACGCTATTTTTGCCGACTCAAAAGTTTATGAAGCAAAATGAATCTGTGGTTTGGCGAGACAGTGCAAAAATGGTAAAACTGTAAACTAGGAATTATATAGATGGCAAGTATAAACAAATTAAAATCTTTACTAAATGTTAGTCGAGGTCCATCGCTCAAGGCAAACTATCTGGTTAATATAATTCCTCCAATTTCAGTTATAACTGAAAGATCTTTTAATGCCATACCAAAGGGAATAATAGCCGGAGTAGGAAGCAGAAATCTATCAATGTTGGCGGTAGAAGCATCTCTTCCGGGTAAACGAATAGCAACAACGCCTCATAGAATGTACGGCACAATTCGTGAAATGCCTTACGGCGCACTATATGATACAATAGATATTACCTTCATGTGCACCAACATAATGATTGAGCGGGCATTTTTTGACATGTGGCAACAGTATATCATAGCGCCAAAATCTAACTATTTGAATTATTATGCCGATTATATCGGAACAATCGTCATTCAAAAAATGGACAACTCTGAGATTGAAATTGGCTCTACTGCCGGTGAATTGATTTCAATATTTACTATAGAAGATGCTTATCCGAAAGTTGTTCAGGCTCAACCACTATCATACACCGCAAAAAATGAAATTTTAACTTTAACTGTAACCTTTTCATACGCAAGGTGGCGGTCATCGCTACAGTATATTTTGGGCGGCTATACAGATACATCTGAAGTGACGAGTTCTTCTGTAAATGCATTTGCTGCCACATCAGAGCTTTTAGGAGCCCGATAAATATCAACAACCCAATATTATGGAGTTTTATTATGCCATTGCCAAAGATTGACGTTATAACATACACAACTACAATTCCGTCTACCAAAGAAGAAGTGACAATACGTCCTTTTTCAGTGAAAGAGCAAAAAATTCTATTGACCGCCGCATCGGGCAACGATTCAGTAGAAATGTCATCGGCTGTTAAACAGGTAATTAATAATTGTATAGTATCTCAAAATGTCGATGTGGAGAAGTTAGAAGTATTTGATTTGGAATACTTAATGCTTCAATTAAGAATAGTTTCGGTCGGCGAGACCACAAAAATTTCGTTTTCAGCTTTAGAAGATTCAAAGTGCGATGAATGTAAAAAAATAAAAGAAGTTGAGATAAACCTAAAAGAAGTTAAGGTTAACTTTAAGGGAGGCTTTAATAATAAAATAGAGCTAACGAACGAAGTTGGAATTATTATGAAATATCCTAATCATAAGGCATTAGCGATATTTTCAAAAACGATGTCTGAGCCCAATGCCGAATTAAAGTTAATGTGGTCATGTATTGAGTCTGTATACGATTCAAATGTCGTAACATCGGCCAAAGATGTTGCGATTGATGAGGGCATACAATTTTTAGAGGCTCTAACTACGCAACAATTTAGAAAGATTGAAGAATTTCTTGAAACAATGCCTCAATTATCTCACGAAGTGCTACTAGAATGCAAATCTTGCGGTAAATCTCAAACTCACGTTCTTAAAGGATTAGACAATTTTTTAGTTTAATGCTGAATCACACCTCGTTAGAGAACCATTACCACACAATATTTGGTCTGGTTCAGCATCATAAGTATTCAATAGAAGAGTTAGAAAACCTATTGCCTTATGAATTAGATATATATGTGACATTTTTGATTGAGCACATTAAAAAGAAAGAAGAGGCGATTAAGAATAAATAATTCTGCGCAATCTATTTAATTTGAAGGATCAATAATGCCAACAAAAAAGACTAAAAAGGAGAAAGACTTAGAAAGTCAAGTAAAGTCTTTAGAGAAAGAGATTAAATCTCTAAATAGCTCAACTAAAGTTTTGGCTAGAGATGTTGATAATGTAACTAAAACCCTTAAAAATTCAAAAAAGATTGCAAAGGCCGCTAAGACCGCAACCGAAAAGGTATCTGATAAAGATGTAGAGAGAATATCAGAATCAATAGCTAGAGAGAAGCAACTAGTTAAATTAGTTGACAAAATGACTGGCACGTTAAAGCAGTCTGATGTAAACAAAATAACAAAAGCCTTGACCTTTGGAAAAGAACTAGGAAAGTTGGCCAGGTCAATCTCAAGCAGAATTACTGCGAGAGAAGTGAATGCGCTAAACAAAGCACTAGTCAACGCTAAAGAAGTCAAACGAATATCAAACTCTTTGGCAGATAAAATTAGTAAAGTTGATATAAAAGTATTAACTGGTGCGGCAAAATATAAAAAAGATGCTGTTGCCAATGAAAAGGCCGCTCAAATAGCCAGCGCAAGTCCAGATGTGGTGGCTTCGAGTGCTGCAACTAATACGCTAGAGGCTATATTAAATAGCGTATCAGTTTTACCCAAAATTGCTGAAGACATATCAACTCTAGTAAATTCTGAAAAGAGCGAAACCAAAGAAAAACTACGTAAAAGGTCTGAGGAATTAGAGACTTTAAGAGAGAGCGCATCTAAACGTAATGTTATGGAAAAAAGTGGCACGATAGGCGGTGCTGCTGCAATTTCAGGCGCAACTTCGGGCGCAAGTTCTACTGCTGGTAATGGCACTACACCAAACACTGGCGGTATGGGGGGATTGGGTTCTGCCGCAACGTCCGCTGTCTTGGGAGGGGCGGTTGGCGGCATTATTCGAGGAGGAGCTGGCGGCATTATTCGCAATATTCTAAGAGGTGGCGTTATAGGGTTGGGGGCAACTGCAATAACCGCACTATTGGCGAGTCCTGAGCTTAGAAAAACCATTTTAGATGCAAGTAAAGGAGGTCTTGAAGATGCCAAATCTTGGTCTGGTGAGGTTGAACAAAACCTAACAAATGCCGACTGGAATCTAGTGGCAGAGCAAACAAAAGATGTTGCCAGTGCTGAAAATACCGGATTTCTTAACTTATCAAAAGTATTTTCTATTTTGGGAATGGGTGGAAAATTGGCTAGAGTAGGTGGACTTTTAGCGACTCCATTCAATATAGCTACGGGTGCGGCAAATGTCGTTCAAGGCGCAACTTCAGATGCATATTTAGAATACGGAACAGGAAGATTTACGTCAGCATTAGCTACAGGATTGGCCGGACAAGAAGATGAATCGACATTCTGGCGAGTTCTTAGTCAAATGGGTGTAGGTGCTACGGCTGGTGGGTTAGGAGGTTCAGTGGTTCCGGGAATAGGAACTGCGGTTGGTGCGGTTGGCGGTGCGATAACTGGAGGACTAGCGGCATATTACGGCCCAGAAAAGACGGCTAAAGTTATAGATGGCGCTATGCAATATGGCCAAAATGTTGCCACTAGCATTTATGAAGATGTTACATCTGGATTCATGGCAACCGTAGGTGATGGTGCCACTAAGGCGTATCTAAAAACTAAAGAGTTGGGGCTTGGTTTTGGCCTGAGTCTCATGAACGCCCAAAAAGGTATTAGGTCATTTTTTGGAACCGACACTGACAGTCAAGATTTAAATAAAAGCATATCTGAAACTAAAGCTCTTCTTGAAAAAACGCAAGCTGAACGTGAGGCCATCACCGCAAATCGCATTAAATCGATGCAAAACATTGAAGCGGCTCAGAATAGAAGGTGGTCGCAGAGCACAGAATCTTGGCGTGAAGAGACTTACGGCAGAAAACCAATTAATACCGCAGCCGGAGGCATGTCAGATTATATACAGCAGTTATTCAAGGTAGAATCTTCAAATAACCCAAATGCAAAAAATCCTTTAAGTTCAGCTAGCGGTCTGGGTCAATTTACTAAAGGAACTTGGGAAAGAGTCACTAAGCAAATGGGCAAAAACTGGACACTGGCCGACAGATTTGACCCTCAGAAGATGCTTGAAGCAACTACATTTTTAACTAATCAAAATAGAAATATATTAAAAACACAATTAAATAGAGAACCAACATACGCAGAATTATACATGGCGCATTTCATGGGTCCAGGTAAAGCTGCACGATTTCTAAAGATGAAAGAGACTACGCCGTTTAGAGATGCCTCAATGCTTTTTCCTGATGAGGCTGCTGCAAATCCTAGTATTTTTGCTCCGGGTAGAGGCTTAAAGCAAGTTTTTGATATCATGTCAAATAAAATTCAACCCGGAGGCACACGAAAATATTTACCTGAGATGTCTGAACCTCAAATTAAACCTGGCCAATTAGAAACAAATCCAAATAATACAGTGGTGAATATAATAAATTCATTCAATCAAAGTAAAACTGATAACTCTACTAGAATGACACCAGCGCAACAATTACCTGCCGGTTCTCAGTTGCATTTTGGTCCAGGAAGTCCGGTAGACCGAGGACCAAGATATTAAACAAAAAAAAGGAGCCGAATGGCTCCTTTAAAAAACTCTAAAAGTAGTTTTTTATTTCTCGACTACTCTTCATTCGCTAACTGTTGAAGATAATCAAGATCATCAGAAATATCATCGTCTGAAAAACTAGACGATTTATCAGCTATTACGCTAGCACTTTCAGACAATGATGGTTTACTTACCATTTGCACTGGCTTCTTCTCTTCTTGCGCTGATGCACTCTTCAGACCAAGAACTTTATCTAACCTAGCCTTTAGTTGGTCGTAGGTCTTGAAGTTACTGGACTCTAGCAAAGAAGATAACTTATGTTGAGTTTTCCATAGAGCTTCAATTTTTGCATCATCGCCACCAAAAAGAGGCTCTTTTGTTGAGAATTCAGATTGCTCATAGTTGGGATAATCACTAACTCGCTTAATCTTTAGCTTAAAGTTAGCGCCAGTCCAGGGGCAAAATGGATTCATAGGCTCTTTTTGGTCTACTGCATCATTCTCAGGAAACATTACTGCCTTAATTTTCTCAAAGATTTTCTTGCCATATTTAAACATGAAAACCTTACCCTCATTCTGCGGATTAGCTGGGTCTTTAATCACTAGAATATTTGATATGTATTTTGTCTGTCGCTTCTGGTTGCGAACAATATTCTTGTTAGCCTCAATACCAGAATTCCACAAATCTCGATTATACTCAGACACCGGATCTGCTTGATTCAAAGTGGTCAAAGAGTTCTCAATATACCAACCACCCGGACCCTGAAACGAGTGGTTATACATGATAACCCAAGGTGTAGTTTCACCCTCACTTTCTGGTAGAAATCTAATTACTGCCGCACCAGTGCCAACCTTATCAGTCTCTAACTTCCAAAATCTTGTGTCGTCATTACTATTTCCATACTTATTGTTAAGTTTATCAAGCTGGTCTTGCAACGACTTGATACCTTGAGCGCCAATATTTTTCTTTAGGTTACTAAATGACATGTAGTATTTCTCCAATATATTTTAGTTTTAGTGATATTTCACCAAAAATGGTGTTACTCTATATAGTATTTTTAATTTGTGTGTTTGTCAATGATTTTGTGTAAAATTTCTCAATTAAAATTTGCTTATACGAACTCAAGTCATCTGAAGCAATAAACGGAGCATACTTCACAGACAAAAGTTTGTATTTATTCCACAAGATTCTTTCATCTATAAGTTTATCAACTCTAAAAACAAAATTCAAGAGTTTATTTAAAATAACAAATGTTTCTAAACTTATACTTTTCTCAACGCAAAACTTAACTATTGCCGGATAAGGAGTAGACTTCTTAAACAATTCATTAAAGTTTAAATCATTGTCTGATAAGTATTCTTCAATGTAAATTAGATCTTGTTTGAATGTGTACTTTATAGACTGAATTATCTTTTTCCACTCAAACAACCTAGATTTACCCAAGTCTGATACTATATCTCCTATCCATGATTCTTGGCAGTATATAAAATTGGCAATCAACAAATTTACATACTCTGCTTCTGAATATAGTTTACAAGCCCGCTTAAAATATGGTTTATCAGCTCTTTCATCATATGCTTCAGGACTAATTTTTACTTTTCCTTCGTATTTGAAATAATCATAGTCATCTCGATTGAAGTGTAGTTTTAAAGATACATATTTTGAATATGCAAATTCTATATTCATAGAATTAAAATAATGTTGCTGGCTTTTTACCTCTATTGATTAGATTTAGTTGAGTGGCCTCGAACTCTATTTTTTGTTTTATATTACTATTCAACAACTTAGACGCCGAATTTGCTTCTATGTTATTTTCAGTTATATATTCAGTTACGGCTTCTAAGTATGTAATTTTTCTTTCAAAAACCATTTTTTCTATTGTTTGACAAAAGGTTGTCTGATTGTGTATTTTGGCATTCATATGATTACTATGTTGACTTTCAAATAAAAAAAGCAGCCTTGCTATAAGGCTGCTTTTAGAATACCACAGTTTGAGTAAGCTGTCTAGTATTTTTAATGTGTTATTTTAATTTTTTTCGGTCTCTTCTCTTCAGGAATAACCAATTCAAAATTTATAGTTAAAATTCCGTTTTTAAAATTTGCATCACGAACTTTATATTCATCATCTAAAGTGTATTCTAAAGTAAACGGAGAATAACTTATGTGATTGACTATGTACTTTCTTGAATCTTTTTGTTTAGGGTCATACGTGACATATAACTTGTTGGCTTGAACCTCAACATTTAAATCATCTTCATTCAATCCAGCAACATTAAGCTCTACGGCAATTTCGGTATTGCTTACCCTAACCAAATTGTAAGGAACATATTTTCTTGCGTATCTCTTTGGCTCATTTAACAAAGTATTAAGTGTCATGTTATCAAATATCATTTTTATACCTCCAAGTAAAAAATAAAAATCTGCATAAATATAATAAACATTATATAATAATTTGTCAAGTATTATGATAAAAGAATTAGATGATTATGGGCTATCATACGATAGTTTAACGAAAGAGCAGCAAGATTTTTTTAAACAACACATTTGGAATGGTGTTGGTAGCAAGCATTTTATTATAGATCCGCACGACCTGATCTTCAAAGAGGCCTCAATATATCATGATTTTTTCTATTGGAGAGGAGGTACAACTCAAATTAGAAAGCTGGCCGACAAAGATTTTTTACACAGATGTCACTCTTCTATTAGACGATTGCCCAAAAAAAGAAGACCTTTTTACTATCTTGCGGCTTACGTGTATTATACCACTTTAAGATTGCTTGGCAGGTTTGCCTGGGAAAGTGGCCCCACTTGCCAAACATGGCAAGAATTATTGGTTAGATATATTAACAGTAAAAAGTAGCTTAGTTATTTCTTTCGCTTAGATCCTGGCAATCTGCTTTTTTCAGCTCGACCTCGATTTTTAGATTCATCTTCAAAGCCGGATATTTTTCCGTCTTTATGGGACGCATCTTTTCCATCTCCGTTGCCGTACGTGCCCTTTTCTCTGTTGTATTTATTTAATTTGGCTCTATATTTTCGGCGTTCTGGAGAAGATTGATACTCTTTCTCTTTAGCGTAATCACGACCAGTCTTTTTGTTCCACTTTTTGCGTTCTTCTAGCGGCAGACATTCGAGAAATTCTAAAAAAGTTAGCATAGTTAGCTTTATAAAATATAAAGTGATTCTAGAGTATTTATAAAAAGAAAGTCTGCATAAAACAATTCAAACTATAGCAATACAATATGCAAATATGCTTGAATTGTTAGTATGCAGACTTCAAAGCGAACCACAATAAATTTAGTATCTTAGATCTTCCACACTGAAGTTTTCTGTTCCCCCAGAAATCTTTGCAGTCGAACTAAGGCTATTTTTTATAAATGAGACATTATTTATAATAATTAATTTCTCAAAACGTAAAATTTATGGATTTTTTATTGTCCAATCAAGTTTTTTTAGAATTTCTTCTATTTCTTGGTGTGCAAATCCTTCTTTTCCTGACAAATAGAAGTCCAGGTATTCTTCATCTAGGTTAAAAAAGACGTTTCTTAAATATGCTACAAATCCGGCGGCATATCTCCAAGAAGGAAAAAACTCATGACAGCCTTTAATGAATATGTGATTACACAGCGTCTCATACAATTTTGTTGCAAAGTTCTTGTTTCGTATTAGTTCCGGCAATATTTTGCAATTTAGAAGGTCAATCTCAAATTGGTTATTTCCAAAGGTTTCAAATCTCATTTTAAATTTCTATAAAAATAAAGAGCCTCAGTTTTACTGGTAAATAGGCATATCATTTTTTTGGTGGTATATGCCCATAATGTATCAAATCTATTAAATATTGCTGAATGATATGCATTATAAAATATCTTGGGACTCAAGTCAAGGGTGGCAATTAAATCTTTGCTACTGTTAACTTCTATCTTTTTATTTAAATCGACCAGTGTTATAATTTTCATAGGTAAACGCAATAAAATGGTGGACCTGATCGGGAGTCGCACCCGATGTTCAAACTATTCTCTCTCATAGCCATATACAACAATAGTCTAAACTTTCTGGCTTTCCAAGCCCTTAACCCCGTTGACATTCAGTTTAGACAACACTCAGTCACAAGGAGCTGGTCAACCAGCTTTCGCACCCAAGTTTAGGTTTTAACCTCACATAACGGATGGTTATCTGTGAGCACCACTAGTTTGAATTTCGCAACTTATAGAGTAACTAGCAGAACATCTATAAGCCACGGATTATGCGGCTAAGGCGTAATCGAAAGAATCAAAGTTTGCACTTAGATTTTGGTTCATTTATTACGATGCCAAGAACCATCATCGTGTTGTAGGCGTATAGTTTCTATAGTTTGTCGAATCTACACAGGCCCATATTTAATTTATAATATCTTATAGTTTTTTAATTGTCAATTTAATTTTATGCAATTTTTGACTTTATTTCATCTGCATAATCTTGAATCTTACTACAATCTTTCATGTTCTTAATTGCAGCATCGGTCAATTTTGGTCTATCGTCTATACCTTCACGCCTAACTTCAAATGCCAGAAGATATAACATGCAACATGCGGCATGAGCTAAGTGTGACATCTTACTTTCATCATCTATGTTATTGCCATGAAACCATGCGCTCAGGTGCCTTTGCATAGATGCAAAAACTCTGTTCCAGCTCATGCCATGTTCCCAGTTTCTTGGCTCATATTTAATTGCGCCATAGGTCATGACTTTTGCGATTTCATTTAGAGCATCAAACGGCAATAGATCCCACCTTGGCTTGTGTTCATCATATTTTATTCCGCTATTGTCTCTTCGTATCATATGCTGCTCATTAAAGGAAATATTTCACTAATAATCTTAGCGCACACTTTAGCTATTTCTTGGTGCTCTTTTTGAGTGCCGTTTGCGCTTCTCAATTGTATAAAGTGTATCCAACTTCTAATTGTTCCGCTCATATATAGGCGACTTACAGTGTTGCCCTCTGGTAGTATTGCCCTGGCTTGCTCTTTAGCTATACCATTTTCAATTGCCCAAACATAAGCCTCTTTAGCTTTTCGTATCACCTCAAGTTGCTTATTCTTCCAATCTTCGTGCAACTTTTCATCTGAGACCTCTACACTGTTCTGCCGGTTTTTTGTATCTTGAAGTCTAGCCTCTCGCACAACAAAATCTAACTCTTTTGTTGGGTCTGAATATCTTTGACTAAATTCCTGGAAACTAAAACTTCTGTGCCTCAAAATTTGTCTAGCAATGTCTCGTGTTGTAGTTATCTCAAGACATGCAGAAACCATCTCAAGTGGACTCCAGTGAGAATGCTTAACTAAGTATTGAATTAGCTTCTCAGATGTTTCAATATTTAATTGGTTCGAGGGATTACTAACTCTAGCACAATATGCAACCAAATCTTGCACATCGTCTATATTAAGTTGTTTAAGCTGTTCGGTTGGCTGACTATAGGATATTAACTTCACATTCATAATTAATCTTCAATCATTCTTAACATTCTATTATCCAGTATACCGTATGTAATTATATTTCCAGAATATCTACTGAGTCCTTCTCTTTGTAATATTGAATTAAAACCAGCTTTTTTTGCTATTGCAGTAAATTCTTTATGTAGGATCCACCGCCAAACTTCTTTCATTCCTGCGACTTTAGGTAAATCATTAACTTCATCAAATAAACTTAAAGTTTTATCTCTTGATAGTTTCTTTTTTTCAAACAGCTCTAAGAGAGCTGTTTTGAATCTATCGGTTATATCGTTAAAGTTTACGTCAACCTCTGCATTTATGAATTGCAAATCTAATGAAACTAACGTACCGACGATTTTAAATTTAAATATTTTACCAACACCATCAGAATACATTTTTGCATGTTCTTTATCGGTAGATACCCAAATGATATCTTGTCGATATTGTGCACTGTATTCTTTTGTGTTTAATGCTCTATATACTATAATAGACATTTAGTCTAGTCCTAATTTGAGTCTAGCAAGAATATACTCTTTTACGAAACCACTGCGAACAATATCTTCAATCTGAAAATCTATTACAGAAAAAGATTCCATAACTTTAGCGGTGTCAATTAGATTCTTAATGCCACTAACTTGACTAGATTTATTTAACATTTTCAAATCATCTTGTCTATGGTCGCCGCACAATATGACCCTAGAATTGTCACCAACTCTAGTTAGTATTGAATTAATTTCATGATCTGTGCAATTCTGTATCTCATCTACAATTATAATACAATCGCTAAAAGTTGTGCCCCTCAAATAAGAAGTTGACATAAATTCAAGGTACTCTTTCTTTTTTAGAAGGTCATAGACATCTCTTCTGCCACTGCAAAGCTCTGAAAAAATATCTCTATACGGAGATTCATATAAAGACATCTTTTCCTGTAGCGTTCCAGGTAAGAATCCTTGGTCTCTAGTAGTAACTGCACTTCTAATAATAATTATTTTTTTACACTTTGAGTTAAATAAATCTGCTAGTGCAAAAGAACATGCTAAAAAAGTTTTTCCTGTGCCCGCAACTCCTACCAACAGAAGATTTTTGTCTTGACTGTTGTTAGAAAATGCATGTTTTTGATTCAGTGTCAATGCACTTATTGGGGTCAATTTAAAATTATGTTTCAAAATTTTATTTTGCCTTCTGTATTCATCAAACACCTCTTCAATTTCAGCAGTATCATGTGACAGCTCTACTTCGACATTTTTATTTCGTTTTGCCATAATCAATAATCTTTAATGGTAGAAGATTTTCCGGATAGTTGCTTGATTTGTTGCATTCTATCTCTAAAATCAGAGCGAGGTCTATTTTTTCCATCTAATCTCAATGGATCTATAGGAGAAGGTGCTCCTATTTTCATCTCGATAGAATTTTTTTCACAACAATTTGGACAAGGCTCTGAAGTTGGAGTTTGTCGGTCTGCTATTGGTAATAGCTTATCGAAAGTATTCTCACATTTATTGCAATAATATTCATAAGTTGGCATACAGTCTCACGGATAATTAAATAAACCACTCTGGCGTAGCTCGCTTAGACCATTTAGCAAAGCTATGCTTCTCATGTATGTAATATTGACGATATGCCTGAATAGAATCTGCGCTGCGATACTTTTCTGGCATTGCTTGTGCTGGCTGCGTAAACTCAGAAGTTGATATGCTAATCGGAGAATTTTGCAATACGTCACGAAGTAGAAAATCTGTCTTGTGCTTTTTGCCATATCTATATGTATATTCATCACATAGACTTACAAACAACTCATATAGCCACATGTAATTATTTATATTGTCACGACACCAAATAGTGCATGGATGATTAATGTGCGTGACCGAATACAATAGAGAATTTTTTGCAGAATCATTTAATAGATATGCATTTATTTGTTTATGTTTGCCAGTTTTGGTGAGCCTAGATACTTTGGTCTGAATGCCATCAATAACTCTATGGGCAGTGCATAGCAATTGCGCCGATTCTAATATCATTTTTATTACATGTCTATCTACATGATATTGAGCTGCTATTAATGGATTTGAATCTAAATAAAATATGTTCACAAATAGTCTCCTAAATAGTATAGATAAATATTTCTATACTTAAAGTCTAGCATAGCTATACTTAATTGTAAATCATTTTATTTAAAGTTAATGGCAGTAAATATGAATCTTAAATGTTTATTTAAATCGCTAGCTTGCCTTTTATTTTGTAAAAGCAAGTCTTGCAATCAAACAAAATCTTGTAACAAAAACGTAGAAACTAAGGTCAAAACTAATATGGCAGAGAAAAAGGCAGAAACAAAAAAGAAGGACGTAAAAAAGAAAGAGGTTTCAACCGAAGTTGAAACTAAGGTTGTGGCTCCAAAAAGAAAGAAGCCGTAATCAATCTTCATCTTTATTGTATGATATTGATACCTTACATTCCTTACCGGAATCTTTAAAGATATACGGTAAGGAATCAGTTATATTCTTTGCCAGTAATGAGTTTACTTGCGCTATAATTAACTCTATCTCTTTTGCCAAGTCTTCATTGGCAACATTAGTATCAAAAGTTAATATTAAATTATAAACTTTTACTAAAGTTCTAGGACTTCTTTGGTCTTCCTCTTCCTCGTTTTTGCGTCTCTTGCCCATTAGCACTCATTGGTGTAGAGTTAAATTCAACTTCATTAATATTTATAGAATTTTCTGTCTCATCTGTGCTATAATCTTTAATTAGATCTGGAAATGCGTCATTTATAACCTTAGCGGTTAAATTTAAATTTAGCTTTCGGTCTTTGGCCAAAATCATAATTTCAGCCTCTACCGGATCTAATGATTCTAATAGAGATATGAATAAAAACTCTCTTTTAGATTGAGCTAACGTTGGAGCTAATTCTTTAGAAAATACATACCAAGTTTTAGCCGATGATAATAGTGTGGTGTCTCCGAAACCGGCAGGAACATTTTTCTTTTTATACGGAGGCGCACCTTCAGGAAGACTTATCTTTAGAGAATGATCATAATTCATTCTTAGCAATCCTCTCAAAGCTAGAGTATCATTCTTTTTTAAGATGAAAACTCGATCACCATTAAATCTTACCTCATTAATTTTCTTAAACACTTCTGCTATAGTCAATGTCATATTTTTTCCATTTAAAATTCGGATATACTATCCATTAAATACTTTAACTTATTAGTAACGAAGTAACTAAACATTTTTTTTCTATCTCCCACAAGTTTCGTTTCATACATAGCAACTATAGAATTTTGTATCTCTGTAGGAATTAAATCCAAATTAATCAAAGATTCATTTCTTTTATAATTTCTAAGCATCTCATCATCACAAAACTTTTCCGGGTCTCCTATCTTTAACCACTCTTCAAGTTTAACTTTTCGTATTGGTTTTTGTCGAACCCCCTCAGTTAAAAAAACCGAGTCTTGAGAAAGAAAATTAGGAACACCATCACCTGAGTCTCCGTTTATAATGTGTTCCATTAAAAATTTTTTAGGGTCATCAGTAGTTAAGTATTTCTTAAGTAGTGGAGAAAATTGCCTAACATTAGAATATTTTTGCAACTGTAAAAAATCTTTATCTCCAGATAAAATTAGAACTTTTTGTGGTTCTGTCATAAAACCAACTCGCTTAAGTTCATTCGTCTGCGTGTATTTACACAGCGTCGCAATTATATCATCGGCCTCGGCAGATTCTACTTGGATAACCGAATATGGAAAAACTTCTTTAATCTCAGATCTAATTCTGTTTAGAGTATTAAAAATCATGTTCCAGTCAAATTTGGAGGCATCCCTAGCTTTTTTTCTATTTGCTTTATAGAATGGAAAAATCTTTTTTCTCCAATAATTTTTATCATCAGCACAGAATACAAGGTTTCCGTATTCGTCAGAAAACTTCTTCTTATATGAGAGCACTGAACTTAAAACCATGTGTCGTATTAGGTCTTCAGAAAGTTCTGCGTTTGGGTTGCTGCCAACTTGTGACATCAGGGAACTTATCATCACCTGATTTAAATCTATCAATATCATTTGTTATAAATCCATTATATTAATTCACTTGAGAAGAATTTTGCCATCTTACTATGAAGATAGTATTGCTTTAATTTCAACATTAATTCTTTATCATCACCTTCACAATATTTATCGACTCTTTCAAGAAGTTCTTTATACGTGGGATGATATAGCTTCTCTTCAGAATTAATTTCATTTTTATCTAGACGCAATTTTCCACCATATCTGTAGCGTATATATTTTTCAGATATTTTATCAACATCATCAGAATTTACATTATTGCACAAAAATCTCAAGTATAAAACATTTGCGTGTTTATTTTTATTCTCTTTAAGAAGATACAAGTCTTTATTATGAATCGCCTGAGATAACGACTTAATCTCGTTTATTGGCAATGTGTATATAGACTGCTCTAAGTCACACTCTTTATCTGGCCAAAAATTAGCTATAGTAATTTCTGAAAGCTCTTTCTTAGCTGCGGCTGCTCTAGCTCTAATATCAGCATCTTTAATATATCGTTTAACAAATAGTGGGGCCGTATTCTTATTGCACCATAAGATAGATTTTTTGCCCTGACCAGATTCAAATTTGTTTAGATTTATCCATAGTGCGGTCGATTTATTATGCTCGTGTAACACATAATAGCATTGATCTTCGGGGAATTTATTTCCTACCTCATCAAAATTTGCATAAACTTCTATGGCATCAAAATCTGTATACCTTTTAGAAATCTCATATGATGAATACGTCTTTATATCCAATTCATATGCGCATTTTAACTTCTTTGCCAGTTCAATACTTAAAAGAACATCAGACATTGACTCGTGGTCTTGCGTAGAATCTTCAGACAATATGCCCATCACTTTACACACGGACTCTAAAGACATGCTTGGCTTACCATTATCTTTTCGTTTCAGTTTAGATAGAAATTGGTCATTTGATATTGTCAATTTATTAACTGCGTGAAGAAGATCGCCGTATGACAATTGACCTCCGAAGTACGGATTAAATCCATTTCTTATGAGGGATGTTCTTAGATAATGAATATCAAATGAGTTTGAGTTATAACCTATAAGACGAACAGGCTCATATTCACAAAGACTTTCTATGTAGTTATAAATTTTGCGCATTGCCGAGAACTCAGTTTCGGTAGCTTCTTTTTGATGTTCAATTACATCTATTCTATTTGATAGAATTGCCTCTGGCATTGGTAGTTGCATCGGACAAATTTTAATCTTATCTCTCAAAGATGACTTTAAATTAAAATTTTCATCAACCTCTACAAAAGCAAAATTTAATATCTGGCCGACATAATTGAGATCACTTGTCTCCAGGTCGAAAATTACGTATCGCATACTAAAAGACTCTCAATATTAAAGAATTATCATTAAACCTGCCATTAGCAGTTTTATTTTTTGCCGCTATGTCTCGCAAAGTATTTCTTACTGAAACTCTACCATCATTTAATATAGTAGGCAAAACCATTTCTGGCTTTCTCAAAATTTTACTTATACTTTTCGTTACATCATAGTTTAATAGTGTGCAACCTTTTATGGCAAAACCGTGATTATTATCACACTCATAATATGTTGCGACTCTACTTTCAGCATTATACACAACTATAGCTTTTGCTCCTATTATTTTTGTCGGCATCACGCTTTTCAGTTCATTATGTTCTTTGAGATATTTTAATTTTGCAACCTGCTTCAATGGACTCTTAGTTACTTTTTTAGGAGTTCTATTGTGTACGAGCATTTGTTTTTTAACCAAATGCTGCTCATCTGAATCTGATATAAACTGCTGAATTACATCTATATACGCTTTGAGCTGCTTTGCCGACAGAAACGAATATGCCTCTGTTAGCTGCTCACAGGTTTTGGCTTGAGTCTCTAACAACTCAGAAATTACGTGAGTCTTAAAATAGGTAGATATATTTTTAACTTGTATGGCGCTAACTTTGTTGCAACTAAGCCAGTCTTTAAGAGAAAATTCTATTGGCTCACTCTTTCTTATTGAGTGTAATATTAAGTCTAGTTGAAAATTTATCTCTCCCAGATACTCAGCCAACTTTGATCGTATATTCTCTTGAACATTAACTGAAGGCTTTTTATCGACTTGAGGAGTGGCTTTTGTTTTATTTTTTTCAATAGAAATGATTCTATTCAATTCATCGATAATTCTAGTTTTTATATCTTGATCTGCCGAAAGGGTGATTAACAACAATCTAGATAGCCATGCGATGCTAGTATTGAATCTCTCTCTTGAGGCCGTTAGTAGTTTAATATCCGACTTTTCAAAGTTTAAGTATTTTGCGTAGTCCAAGAGATATTCTTTTGCATCATCTTGGGTTTTGTTATAACTATACCAATTTAGAATGTTGGGCAGAGACTCACGAGTTTCGTCCCATTCTGGTTCAGCAGACGCAACATTTTTTGAGAATGTGGTTCTTTTTGAAGTTCTCATATAGTAGTCACTTTAAGAATATTATATCAACACTATATAATTTATATCAACTATTTTATGAATTGACAATGGGCAAATTTGGCTATGTAATATGAGTCGATTATGTCTGACATCGGAGACTCACCCTCATGACAATTAATTACTGCCGATATATCAAATTGCGTTTCTTCAATAAAACTCTCGTGCATAAGCATCTTAGTAGCATTACCTTTTGTAGTTGCAAATTTCTTGATTTGACTTGGCGCAAATGTGCCGTAACTATAATTAGAAGCCCACAACTTATGTTTTAATACACCACAGCATTCACCAATATTAAATACTACACCTTTAGCAGCAAAGGCATAGTCTTCTAAGTATATTATTGATTTTTTTGGTATTTTAGAGATGGCCCAGGCTGAGATGTTATCGTATCTCTCTTCTTGACATGCGTAATCTAGGTGCCGTTCGCCAATAATATTTGGCGTGTCAATTTCGTGTTTCTTTTTATCTGTTAGATAGTAGAACTTGCAGTTTGAAAAGCTCCATATTTTTCCACGGTGAACGCAAATGCTTGGTGATGACATTGAGTAGTCTATGCCAACTATTACTTTACTCGTCGCTCTCATCTAAATCATCTTCATAATCATCATAATATTTTTCTTCGTCAAACTCATCATACTCGTCAAAATCTTTTAACAGCGGACCCTCTTCATGTTTTGCATTTTTGTCTTCATCATCTAGGTAATCTGAGCAAAACGGACAATATTGAACTTTATTATGTTCATCCGAATCATTAGATATAACCTTGATTTCAACAACTGAGTCACATTCGGCGCATGTGTACTTTTTATTTGGTTTCTTTTTAAACATTAATTTTCTCTTATAAAATTATACTTCATTACCCCACACATCCCATCCATTAGCCGCTTCTCTGGCAAATAATTCTATTCTTGGTATGTCACCCAACAATTGAACTATTCGCTGCCTAACAACATCTGGCTTTTTAGAATGTCGCTCAATCGGAGTATCTATTACAGAATGCACCGATTCGCTAATTCTTTTCGGCTTTCCTCTGGTCGCCAATAGACAGACTTCGGCGTTTGCTCTAGTCCATCTACCCATACCCCAAAACCAAGAGTTCTTTATTTTATTTCTCTTGACCCAGGTGAAAGCTACGGTTTTATACTCAAACCCCCAGTTTGTGATTAACTGCCAACATTCATTTAGCTTTGGCATAGTAACCCACAAAAACAAAACGCAGTCATCATCTGCAATATTTATAACAGGAAGATTGTCAATCCAGTCTTTAGATTGTGTTGCATATTTGCAACAAGCTCCTCTATTTCCTGCAAGAGCCTTATCATTATAGCTCCATGGCGGATCAGCATATATTATGTTATATTTCTTTTTGGGAAATTCTATATACTGATTTTCCGCCATGGAGTTCACACATTATAAATTAGTTGAGGACCACAATTTTACGCCTCACAACTCTTACACTGAAGAATTGAGTGGCTTAATTCTTGAGCGGCATTAACGCTCATCTGATAATAAAGAGCTTTAATCTTTAGCTTCCAAGCCTCTAAGAGAAGTTGGTTTACATCTTTTGTTGGAGTCTTTGGATGAATCATAAGATTTAAAGATTGACCTTGATCAATGTACTTTTGACGTTGAGAAGCCTGTATCAAAATTTCTTTGGGCGTTATTTCCTCAAAGGTTTTGAATACATCTTTTTCATCTTGAGTTAAGAATTCAAGATGTTGAACGCTTCCACGATTCATAAGAATGCTTTCCCAGACCTCTTTAGTATCCTTTTTCTTGTCTTTGAGAAGACTTTGAAGGTGAGGATTCTTAATAGAAAACTTACCCTTAGCCAAATCTTTAATGTAATAATTTGCTTTATGTGGTTCTATTCCCTCAGAAACTTGTCCTAAAATAAAACTTGAAGATTTAGTTGGAGCTATAGCCGTTAATGTTGTATTTCTTCTATCATAGTTCTCAAGATGCTTTGGCTTACCAAAGAGCTGTGCCAACTCTTTAGAAGCCTTCAGTGCTTTTTCTTGAATCAGTTTAGCAACTTCTACGTTCAATAACTTGGCTTCCATTGATTCAAAGGCGACCATTTTGCTCTGAAGAAAGCTATGCCAACCAAGCCAACCGAGGCCCAACGCTCTATGATTTCTGGCAAACTCTACTGCTCTGTGCATAAATGGTATCTTTTCAGCCTTCTGAATAAATTCAGTCATTACGCCATCTAAAAGATATATTAGAACTTCAACAGCATCAGTATCTTTCCACTCATCATAGTACATTATGTTCATGCTAGCTAAATTGCAAACGAAAGACTCATGCTCACTGTTTGGAAGCATAATCTCTGAGCAAAGATTTGAATGCGATATCTTTAAGCCTTTATCTTTGTAGACATCAGGAGCAGAATTATTTGCATTGTCAGTAAAGAAAATATAAGGATACCCAACATTAGCTCGCACCTCTAAAACTTTAGCCCACACCTTTCTTTTATCTTTGCAACCATCTACCATCTCTTGAAGCCAGTAATCGGGCACACAAACCCCAAAAGAGATATCTTGAATGAATGAACTTTCGTGTCGAATAGTCAAGAACTCAAGAATATCTGGATGATCAATTGGTAAATATGCTGCAAAATTGCCACGACGAACCTTACCTTGAGAGATAATGTTCATCTGAGTGTCAAATAACTTCATAAAGTGCACTGCGCCAGAACTTACGCCGCTCTGGTTGATTGGTGCGCCTCGACCACGCAATTCACCAAAGTATGCTGATGTGCCTCCGCCCAACTTAGTCATCATGCCAACTTCGGCATGTGCCATAAGAATAGAGTCCATAGAGTCAGTCATGTGGCTTCCGTAACAGCTAATAGGCAGACCTCTATCTGTGCCAAAGTTTGCCCAAATTGGCGTAGAAAGAGAATACCACCCACGTTGTATATAATCTTTTAACTTGGCTTTAATTGAGATGTTCTTCTCGCCAAGAATCTTATCGATTGTATCACAAATCACATCAACTCTTTCATCTAAAGTTTGACCAGGAAGAAGGTAATCTCCCTGTAGAAACTGTAGTGAATTCTTATTTAACCACCTATACTTATTCTCTGAATTGTCCATACTAAAATAAATCCTCCGATGTGATTGATTGAACTTTCTTGCTGTATGATACCGGCTTCTTATAGAAGAAGTCATTATTTACCTGAGAGTATATTTCTTCTTGAAACCATTCCATTGATGCTAACTTTTCAGTGTCGACTTCAAATACTGGCTGCCCTTCAATATCCATAATACTTTTATTGAATCGGTCTTTGATAAACTCTTTCAAAACATCCACTTTGCAAAACTCTAATTCTCCAGCTTCAAATATCCAGTCGATAATTTTAGCCTCGGCCTCATATGCCTTTTTAGCTGCTCTATATATCTTCTCATAAAAGTGCTCATCGAACCACTCAGGAAACTCAGACTTAATCTTCTTAATTAGATAAGTGCCAAGCATTGCGTGAATCAACTCTTCTTTTTGTGTTGCCTGAACTACATTATCAACATCTTTAAGCATATTCTTATGCTTGTTGAATGACTTGATGATTGCAAACTGGGAGAACAGACTTACATTCTCAATAAAAATTGCAAACAGAGCTAGAGTTAATGTGTAATTTTGTGCATTTGTGTCGGAAGCATTCTTTAGATATTTGGTAAGATACTCAACTCTACCTTGAATAGCTGGATTCTGAAGAATCAAAGCAAAGTCAGTATTGAGTCCAAGAACTTCAAGAAGATGTGAATACGCATCTGCATGTCTAACTTCAGATTCGCCGAAGGTTACGCCAACTTGCTCAAATTCGGGCTTTGGAAATTTTTGTCCGAGGGTTGTCCAGAACCTCTTAACCGAAACTTCAATCTGAGAAATAGCAAGAAGAGTATTCTTTATAGCATTTCGCTCAACGTCTGTCAATTTCACTTTAAAATCTTGTATATCACTAAAAAAATTCCATTCGCTCACTAGCCAATAGCTGTGATTAATTGCGTTTTTATATGCAACAACTTCAGGGTATTCAAATGGCTTGAATTGCACCCGCTTATCAAAAATTGACATTTTATGCCTCCGTTTAAATTATATAATTCAAAGATTTTTGTGCAAAAAGTACTACCACACTTAAATAGAACTTTTAGCTATAAAAGTGTTAAGATACTTTTTGAGTTAGACTATATTAGAATTCAAGAAAAAATGCAATACAACTAGCAAATGATATCGCAAAATAACTAGTATATAATTTAGTCTAAACGAATTCTGGGATTTGGCAGTTTATAGCATATTTTTTGATTTTTTTCTTGTATAACCAAAAAAGTTTTGAACGGATATTTAGTTGGTGATTTAGATGAACGAAATAAAATTCTGCCATCTTTATAATTGCCAACTCTAGTAAACGTATCAGCAATGCGCCGACCCTTATACAATCGCACACTTGTTGGTCTGCTAAATTTGTTAGATAGAATTAAGGCCGCCCCCCTATTTCTAAACTCAGATTGCTTTAATAAGTTGCCTCTCTTAGCACCATCTTCAAATTTTGTTGATATTATAGTGCAGGTTTTTGCAATTTGCAAATCGGCTTCGGAATACTCAGAATCTAATGGATAAACTTTACCAAGCCTATTCAGGGCTGAAATCTCAGAAAATATTTGAGTGTATATTCTAGTTGATATGTTATTGTTTCTTTGTCTTGGGTCTACAAATGCGCCATCTGCTAAACCGTTACTTTCTGCGGTCCAGATAAAAACATACTCACACAAATTGGCATATTGTTCATATAGTTGAAATAGTGGCGACCCACTTTGTATCCAATTTTTAACTTGTCCCTCACGATAAGACTTTTCTCCTAGTGCCATTCTATTAGGAAAAGAAACATCAGCACCATCAAGATTAAAGATGCACGGAGAGGTTAATTTTGGAAATAGTCCGTGACTCTCAACAAAATCTGAATTGGTTTGCAACTGTGCTAAAGAGTTATTTGGGTATTGGTTAAATGAAATTCTTCTATTAGGAAACAGCTCTCTAGTCCAGTTAACTATGATCTTTCCTGCCGAAGATGTTAAGTTGCTTTCTAGTCCAGGGCTAATAATAACCTCAGTAGAAGCTGAAACTTGAGTATCAATAAAATTTTGTATTGGCTTTACATACTCAATAAACTTATTTTTCAATTCAACATTTTCTTGTAGTATTAAACTATTGTAAAGTTTAGGTGTGGAAATAGAGTATAAAAATTCATATGAGCCCAGCCTAGAATTTCTATGTCCTGGCTCATTAATTAAATGTATTTGCAAACTTTTTAGCTTTTCTAGCTTGACAACTCTCTCTAAGCACGAAAAATCATTTCCAAAAGTGTTGTATAAAAAAGATACATGAATAGAACTTAACCTGTTTAATTCGCTTATAAAACCATCACAATTAAATTGTGGTGAAGTTATGTTGAAAGAAGCATAGCCAATATTATCCAATCCTTGCGCCTTTAAAATAGAACAAAACCAGCTATTACATATCAATAATATAAGAGCAGCAGTTATTCTTATTTTATTTTTTTCCATTGATTGAACTCCAGCATTGCAGATAATCCTGAAAATGTTCGAGACTGTATAATATTTAGAACCTCGTTTTCTGAAATGCCAGATATGATCATATCATTTATATCTTTGCAATGAATGTTATTTGGCCACACGCACACTTTTCTATTGTTTAGAATGCTTTTTTCCATTAGCTTTAAAATTTCTTTGTTTCTTGGCTCATTATCATATATGAGTGTTAAATCGGCATTTGTTCTCGTATATGAAAATTCTAAATTTGAATTTGCCGTAGCTAAACAATTAGGAATAAACATGCTGTCTATTGGTCCCTCAACTACGTAGCCCGAAGTGCCATGATTAAATCTATCTAAACCATAAATCAATGATTTATCGCTTTCGGCCTTTATGGTAATATATCTAAGATTTGTCTCTGCATCTAAAGATCTACCTTGAAGACCAAGTAAGTTTTTATCTTGATCGTAGAACGGAATCACAATTCTAGAATCGTTATCATATAATTTTGAGCCAGTATCAGGAAATAAAGATAGCACCAAAGACTTAAAGTCTGAAGTAAAATAGACATCTTCGTAAAAACGTGCGGGTATTCTTCTATTAGTTAAATATACCTTAGCATAGTGAGCATCTGGCAAATCTAAAATTGGGCTAGCAAAATCTTGAATTTTTGGCTTATGCTCATCTAGTTTAAAAGTCTTTGGCTTACTTTTTAATATATTAGTCGTAACCTTTGTTGCAACTTTAGTAGCAGATTTTTGAACTTCTGAAAACTTTTCTAGTGCATATGAATCGTGCAGAGGCACTGAATATGTTTTTAGAAAAAATTGCAAAGACATCGACGCATGGCAATTGTGACATTTATAGAATGCTGAATTTTGATATTCGTAAAAATATCCCCTGGCCTTAGTCTTCTTTTTAGAACTGTCGCCACAAATAGGACAAGAACAATTGTATAAGTTCTCTTTTTTCTTCTTAAAATTTCTTAATTGTGCGCCGACTATAGATATGTATTTTGAATCAATATAAAGCATAGTAACATTATAGCAGATAAGATTTATCTTAGCAAGCTATTTTTCATCGTCTGTGCTAGAAGCCTCATAGTAGTCTTTATATAGCCTAATAATTTTTAATTGCTTTCGTATATAATACTTTAACTCTTCAATATTTAAAGATAAATTTTTATATTGTTGCTCGGTTAAAGCAAATGCGGCGTCATTTTTAGCAAAATATTCTATGCTATTATCTTTAGTTAAAACTTTAAATTCTATCGGATTTAAATTTATCGATTCGTCAATTGATATATTTAATTTGGGCTTATCAAAATTCTGCGGCGCAGAATTGATGAGTGAGCATGAACAACATGTAATAGATAAGAAAAAAAGTAGGGGTTTCATTAACAATCACCATCTGGCGTTATAGTCTTAAAGCAATCTATTTGTTTTTTAATCTCTTTATTAATAAACTTCTCAACTAGAGTTGGTTTTTGTTTAGCCAACTGACCAATACTTTTCTTTTGCTGAGATTCTCTATTAAGGCGACTTCTTAAATCAGCTATTCGATTTGCGGATGTTTCATTTAATTTTGAAAGATCATCCTTTAATTTTAAGATTTTATCGTAATCGGTCTTTAAGTTCTGTATGTATGAATTCTTTTGGGCAACATCAAGCTGTAACTGATTTGCTGTGACGGTCAAAGTCTGAATCTTATATTTTGCATACATATAATATGCAAAAAATGAAGTGTATGATATTACTAAAACCGTAATGCCAAGAACATATTTATTGCTTAATATATATTTCAAAATATGCAGTTGCATGTTCACCACTCGTTTTATTTTTTATGGTTTAATCAATCTTTTTAATTGCAATATTTCTTTATGAAGCTCTTTGATTGCAACTACCATATACGGAACTAATCCAGAATAATTAAAAGATTGATACAACGGACTGCCATTTCCAGAGAGGCCATCTTTTTCTCCGGTCATAAGATCTGGAAAGATCTCTCCGGCGACATGAGCCAGAACTCCGCAATAAACTTTTTCAGAAACTTCGCCAGAAAAGTCTTTTGGATTGTATGTTCCAACTTCTAACTGCAAGACTCGTTCTAATGCAGTATTGAATGGAGCAAAATTCTCTTTCAATCGGTAGTCAGAAACCGTTCCAACAATAGCATTAACTACATTATCTACAGCGCCATATATATGAGGAGATGCCCAGGCGAACCCTATAAGATTACCACTGCCACCGATATAAGATGCGGTACCTGGATAAGAAACTCCAGCTCCGCCTATTATGGCGTTATCTGCAACTGTTAGTCTATAGCTAGCATTTGGCGACGTGCCAATTCCTAATCGTCCTGCGTTGTCCAGTTGCATCACTTGAGACCAGCTTATTCCGGTATTTGTGCCTCCAAATCCCGACACATACCAAAGGTGTTGTCCTGCTGCTGCATCAACTACATAAAGACTGCCATAGCCAGTTGTTTTACGAAGCCAGCCTCCGTTGTGATACGTATTGGCCGATATATATAAGCTGACATTATGTCCAAACATTCCACCGTGATCTTCAAAGTCCAAAGCTTTGCTTAAATTATTTGGAAAGGGAGTGACGCCAATTCCCAGGCCGTAGCCATTAATACGCACTTGCTCTGCACCAACGCCAGCATCGCCGCCAGCATAAAATATGTGGTCGCCACCATTTGCAACATAAACCACATTGCCTAAATAATCTACTCTCCAACGGCCTCGAAGAGTTCCGTTGATTTGAGCTTGCAAAATAGCTTGGCCGGTGCCGCTAGAATTTGTAATTCTGATGCTATCATTAACAGTTGGGCTATATGATCCAAGTGTCGTCTCTATGTCTAGTGGCGCATCGGGACTTGCAGTGCCAATTCCTATGTTTCCAGTGCTATTTTGTAATTGCATAGCAATTCCAACAAAGGCACCTGTCGCTGGATTAACTCTATAAAATTTTAAATCGTCATTATTTCCTCCAACATCACCACGAGTTGAACACCCCCAGGCAACATTCGCAGTATTTGATACGCCACCCCAAGCAATTTCAGCTTCGCCGGAATTTGACGATCCGATCCTAAGTCGACCTCCCAATCTAAGTCTAAAAGTTGTGTCTGAAGTATCGTTAATTGAACAAAATCCAGTACTATTTATCCGCAACCTTTCAGTACCATTGGTAGCAATCGCCCAGGTGTCGGCGGCAGGACCAAAAATTCCAGTATTATCATCGTTTCCAACACAAAACGCAGGAAGAGCTGCTGTTCCTGATGTGACATTTATTGGTTTAAACCCACCAAAATTAAGGTTTGCCAACATTGAGTTGGTGCCATTAACTTTAAGGGCGGCATCTGCGGATTGTAGGTTTTCTACCGCAGTTATTAAATCTTGAAGTGTACTAAATGGCATTGTGTATTAATTCCAGTGTTCAGAATCTACATTTAAATCCATGCCAGTCTCTAAAGATAATAACAATTCAAAAGTGTCTTGCTTTATCATCTCTGATAGCTGAACTATTCTTTTTACCGACTGGTCAATCTCATCAAAATTGTTATCTGTATTTAGAGTTGCAAGTGATTCGACTTCAGTAGTTATTTTGCTTAAAGCCTCATCGTAAAAACACAGGCGATCTGCAACTTGATCGTTTCCGTATAAATCTAGTATTGACTTTTTAGCGTTATAAATGCAAAGCTCTAAATCTTTAACGCCGGTAAGCAAAGATTGCAAAAGAATTTCCATCATCATAGTATTAATTGCCCATTAAAGTCTTTTAAGTATTTATTAGTGCGATAACACTAATTAACCGCCACTTAAAAGAATTTAGTATAGAATTAATCGGCAATTCGCTTTCGCTTAGAAAACATCAATACTGATTTTTTACCAACTGGCTCAGTCAAACCAGCCACGCCAGCACCGGAGCCAACCGCATTTGCAGGAGCATCTTCTTCTACTTGTTTTAATTTTGTGTAGTAATTTGGCACTTCTTTTAAGTGTGCTAGAACAATCTTGCCGAGGTCTTTCTTTGATTTAACAACGTCTAACTTTGAGCCATCATTGTGTTCAGATTCTACTTTAAGTCCCATTCTGAATTGCTCAAGGTCAACTTTAGACCAATCTACATTTAAAGAATCGCCAATAGCTTTAGCATCGTCTTTATTGAAAGTTTTGGCTTCAACCAATAAAAGTTCTTTAAATCTTTTTATCATATCTTTCTCAACACACCAACTATTGTATTATCTAAAGCTATATCTGTGGTTAAAATTACATAGTTTTCTAAAAAGAAAAGTTTTTCTGGCATAAAATTTAAATATATCAAAAACGTCTTTAGTGCAGACCAATACTCTCTTTCTATTTTAAAAAACAAAAGATTTGTTATTTCTTGTGCAGAAAAAACATTATATAATATAATCAAATGATTAAGAATCAACCTCTCTTTTAGCTGATTGTGCTTCTTGTACTTAACAAGCAACCGTCTAATGTAACTAATTCTCTTTAAATCTTCATAAAAATCATCAATGTCTATGCATTGAGGATTTACATAGCTTTTCATGGCATACATTATATAATTTTTTTCAGTTAATTTCATTATATGCAAATTATAATAATGTATGCCAGTTGGCTCAAATAACTTTAATTATGCCACAGTTAATGTTGCAGAATTAGATGTTACAGTAACGGCACCAAGAGTTGCTGAAACTACAACACGGTACTTATCACCATTATCAGCAAGAACTGTAGTGGCACCAGTTGTATAGCTGGCAGACGTAGCACCAGTTATATTTGTCCAAGTAGTTGTATCTGTTGCCTCTTGCTTCTGCCATTGATATGAAAGAACGCCGCTGTTTGTAGCTGAAGCAGTTACGCTGAATGTTGCGGTTGCTGGTGCAGTTACCGAAGCATTAGCTGGTTGTGCGCTAATTGTAATTACTGGAACATCAGGAAATGTTGATCCGTCAGCATCGCCAGTAATGAACTTTCCTGGAACGAGAGTCTCGGTTCTATTTCGAGTTACGCCACCCACATTAGAATATTGCTGATGTCTAACCCAACCAGGAGTAACTATACCTTTAGTTCTATTAGTTGTATTTTGAGATTCAGCAACACTAATTCCAAATACTTTATCAAGATCGTCTACTGGAATATAAGCTGGTTGCTCGTTTGCAGTTACAGTCAAACCGCTAGCCGAAGTTGCAGCATATGGTGTGGTTAAAGTTAAAGATGTATTACTTGCTATTGCGGCAATTCTATACTCTACACTAGCAATAACTAGAGTTTGTCCAGGTGCAAGTGCCGTAGTAAAAGCAGTACCAACGCCAGTTACAGTTGCGCTATTTTGAGTTACCGACACAGTGCCAGACACCGCTTTGGTATCATCATTACCCCATAATGCCATAAAATTATCTCCTTATTCGTATTTAAATTTGTTACTCTCTTTCGATTTCCATTGCTAATTGAAGTGCCTTTTCAACTTCTTTATTGAAAAACGACATTGGTTCAACTAAAGTTTTCAACTCACCTACAGTTTTAGCTGCTGGCATATCCATTGTGGGATATATTTTAATTCCATTATGTGTTGCATATTGAAGCAATATGCGAAATTCTGCTCCGTTATCGACCGATGAAGTTTTTAATACATCGGCGTGTATTGGTTCGGCTTTCATTACACTACCTGCGGCTACCGCACCATTAGTGGCAACTTCATCTGGACGTATTGCAATGTTTTCTTTTATTTCTTCTTTTTCACTCTCAGAGCTTTCAATCTCTTCATTTGTAGATGTGCCTCTGGCCTGATTTACTGCGGCTATTGCCATTTTTATTTTATCTTCTTTAGATTTTCCAGCAAATCGAGGATTATCACTCTGCAAAAAGTCGTCTATGGCCCTTTTAGTTGCGCTTTCTTTAGAGCCCTTTTTTAAATTCAATACTTCATCCAATTCTTCTGAATCTTCGTCACTCTCAGAATTTTCTTCAAGGTCTTTTCTTGGCTCGCCACTAGAATTATAAAAAACCTCATCATTTGGCATATGGGTTTCCATTTTATATCCGCAAGAACATGCCTCATCTAAATGAACTTGAACCCAAGCACTCAAGGCTTTTCTGTCAAGCTCATTTAATTGCGACTCACGTTTAACTCCAAATCGCTGAAGTCCTAGCGCCATGTATTGCTCATATAGAGCAGAATATTGCTCAACGCTTTCGTCCAAAATATTCTTGGACGCTTCTATAAGGGACGCTGGAAGTTCTTTAAATGACATGTTTACCCCTGATTAATACAATTGAAACTGACTATTTTATAAAAAATACAATATATTATTTAGTTTTATTTATATAAATTTATTCTTTCTTATTCTTATAATCAGTTTCATAAAAGCCGGTTCCATTAAACTTTGGGGCAGACGGAACAGATAAAATCTTCTCAACACATTTACCGCAATTTGGACAAACTTTTATTTCTGAATCTTTTATCGCTTGAATAACCTCAAAGATGCCACATTTTTCGCAAACATATTCATACAGCGGCATAAACTTAATTATGCCTCCGAAGACTCATCATCTTTTGGTAGCTTTGCTATTAATGAATTTGTAACAATAGCCACCGTATCTAACATCTGAGACCACTGAGCACTTAAAGAGCCAGGAACCCTATCAAAGTCACTTAGAAATTGGTGCACCTTTCGTAGTGCGCCAATTTCTTGTTCAGGCAAAATAGCTTCAGGTTTAACAACAACATCAAGAACCTCGTCATTATTAGTCATCTCACCATCAGTCACAGTATCATTAACATTATTCATAATTTATTCCTTTATCAATTAATTATCTAAAACTACACCCCTAGACTTCTTATCTTTTTCATATTCCATCTGTCGGGCTTTTTGTATTTCTGCAAATTGTTTATCTCTAAGCTCTTGCCTTTCTTTCTTCTGTTTTTCTCTAGTTCGCCTAATTTCGGACTTTTTACGAAGTGCTCGTCTTTTTTTATAATAGCCAAGATCGGTTGCATACTGATCTTCGTTTATTGATTTATACGTGGTTTTTGGAAACTTTTTGGCAAAATCTATTATTCCCATCATAGGATAATCAATCTTATGAGCCTTGACTTTCATTTCGCCATTTATCGATTTTAAAGCATATAGTTGATGATGTCCGTCTAATATATGATTATCATTAGATACCATAAATGGCTTAACTTCTGATATGTTAGACTTAAAATCATCATGCTTAATCTTGACTTTATTAAGGTTAATTTCATTTTGAGTTGGCTTTAATTTAGAAATTTCCAACTCAGCCTCTTCAACCTTAACTCCGTTAGTCTTGAGAAAATTAATAAATTCTCCAATGTCAGATTTCTTTATTTGAGGCATCTGGGATCTAGGAATATTCAAAGAATCTGGAATTTGTTCTATTTGCTCTTCAAGAGAATCTAAAGAATTCATTCCTTCGGCCACTGCATCAAACAACTCTTTAACATATTTTTCAGATAGGCCAGACATTGCTCCAGATTTAAACTTTTCAAAATCTCCAAGTTCAGCAGATTCTCGCATCTGAGCAGTATTAATACCTTCAGCAAGTTCGGAATCAGGATCTTTTTCATAAGTTTCTACGACATTGAACGACTCTAAACTTAGAGATTCTCCCGACTTAACCTTTCCTCTAAAATTAATAATAGATTCATATAGCTTCTCATCAACCTCTTCTGGCACAAGCATTACGACATCTGTATATCCTTCAGCCACCAGGTGTGCAATCGCATCTTCTACAGTCAAAACGTTTTCGGAATATATAAAACTTTCAGCCATATGTGGCATGGCCATTTTCAAATATTTTAACCTAGTATCTGCCGATAGAGGATTATCTTCCATCTCTCTAACTCCAGACACGAAAACATGCGGAGTTGCACCAAAATTTTTGGCTTCTGACATTAGGCGCTCTATCATTTTCTGATGATTTGCAGTTGGAGGATTAAATCTTCCCATCATCATTGCGGCAACTTTTCTTTGCAATATTTCATTAAGTCTTTTCATTTTAGTTTCTCCTTAATTTGCATATGCTATCTTTACGGCCCGCAGAGTTGTTGCCGAACCAAGTAGAGTATGTGTCGTATCTTTCTCTAATATTAAGTCTGCATTTCCAGCAACCATTATAGTTGCTACCGTAACGCCAGAATTTTGAATTGTAACAGTTCCAGAGGTTGCCGAATTATTAAAAATTCTAACAACATTTGCCAAACTTATGTTATCTCCGACGCTGGTGCTAAGAGCTACTTCTTGAGCCAATGGCTTTATTATCATAGAGTTTCCGATTAATTTAGTCTTTATTATTTATGATTTTTGATACTGATTTGGCAGACCACATCTTACAAGACCAATAATTGGCTTTCCATTTTGGTCCTGGGTTTGCACAATTATGTCTGGCTCTATAATTGGCCCTACGTTCGGGATCATCCCTTTTTATTTCCATGTTTGGATCTCCGAAACGAACCATGACAACATTTCCTTTATCATTCTTAACATAAACGCCAAATTTTCTAGGACCACCTGGAGTTCTGAATGGCTTATTGAGGGTTACTTTTTTGCCCTCATATTCTGATGCCTCGTGTATCTCTTCTTCAAAGATTAAATCTTCTTCATTAATATCTTCTTCTTTTACGCAAGATCCTTTAGAATATGGCTCTTTACCCGGAACTGGCCTAAATCCTTTCCAACATCTTCCGGCCTCATCTAAAGATTCTAGTAACATGTCCTTAAAGCGTCTCATTATTTTTTTCCTCCGTAATATTCTTTGGCGAAACCTTCGGCTAGTAGCAATTTATTTATATTTACGCCATCATGTATTATCTCGGCGAGATATCTGCCATATTTATCACTTGATTTATGAGTTTTTACAGTTACTATTTTTCCTTCAATCAAATCTGTCAACTTTTTGGTGGCCAGATTTGCTAATTGCCGTTCGCTGACATCTTTAGATTTAAGCTCTGGCGTATCTATGCCATACAATCTAAGTCTAATTATATGTTGAATGTGAAACCCAAGGTCAATTGAAACATCCAGAGTATCTCCGTCTATAATTTCATGCACTCTGGCAAAATATTCAAACATATACTGTACTATAAATTTTATACAGTAACTATTTATAATAAATCATTTATTTGCTACCACTCAAAATCATCGGCCTTTGACTCTGCGATTTTAGGTTTTGCAGACTGTAGTTTGTGAATTTCTCCGGTGGGCATTTTTTTGTATAAATCGGTATCTATAAGGTCATCTTGTGCCGATTTTTCTAAGTCAAACAAACGCATCTTTGATCTATCTATGCCAACGACAAATCGCCTAAGTTTAGAAACATCATTATATCTATTCTTAAGTTGTTTTACTAAAATTTGTCCGAGCTTATCAAGCTCTTCAGATGTAGATAGCGCCAACATTAAGTCTGCGGTTGCCGGAAGACCAAATGACTCAGATGTATTCTCTAAGCCAATATCACTAGAAGTATAGCCTTGTCTATTGGTTTGTGTTGCTGTCCAGATTGGCAAATTAAACTCTACTGCAAGCCCTCTAAGCTCTTCTGCAATACTTTTCACATATGTGTAACTATTGGCGTTGCTGTTTGGTGAGATTCTTGAACTTATAGCAATATTTAGGTAATCGACAAATATAGCATCTGGAACAAACCCACTCTTTAAATTAAGCTCATTTAACAATGACCTAAAGTGAGTTGTAGATGCAGATGCCGTCGGATACTCTTTTATTATTAGTCTGCCAACGGTCTTTGACTTTAATGATTTTATTCTTCTCTCATATAAATCTTTTGATATATTTGGCAGATCCTCTAGTGATATGTTTAAAAGATTTGCATCTATTCGCTCTGCTATTCTAGCCTCAGACATTTCTAAGGTTATATAAAGAACATTTTTGCCTCGCATGAAATAACTTGATGCGATATGGCACAATGCAAGAGATTTTCCTGTGGCAGTTCCGGCCATAAGCACATTCAACGTCTTTCTTGGAACACCATCTTTTGTTATTATGTTTAGACACTCAATATCAAATGGCAACTTCTCTTCTACTTTATGATAGAATTCATATCTTTCATCGGTGTCTTCAAGATAGTTATGGCCCACATTAGGGTCAAAAGATACTGATAGAGCATCAGTAAGTATCTTAGGGATACTACCCTTACTTAACTTGCCCTTCTTATCATCGGCAATCTGTATGCTGTCCATCAAGGCAAGATATAGTGCCCTATCTTTGCACCAACTTTCGGTTTGCTCCAAAAGCCACTGCATATCAACATTAGATGGCTCTAGACAAAGAAGTATACTCTTCGCCGCAGTCTCTATGGTATCACCAAGCGAATCATCTTTAGATATTGAAATTAGTAGGGTTTCTACAGTTGGCAATTTATCATACTTTAGAATGAACTCTGAAATTTTTTCATATACTACTTTTTCAGATATTTCATTAAAGTATAGTGGTTTTATAAAAGGTAAAACTCTTCGTGAGAAATCTTCATTAAAAATTAAATTTTTTAGAATTAAAATTTCTATTTTATCGTTCATTTGTCTCTCTTGATAATTCTAGGTAAAGTTTTCCGTCTAAACTTTTTGTCTTATCGGAATTTTTCTCCAAAATATCAAAAAGTATGCCAAAGATCAAGTTTTCCATTTCTATTTGTTTGTCATCGGGAAACGTAATTCCCTTTAATCTATCAGGAACATAGATAATGTCTATCTGATATTTGAACTTTGAATTTGGATCATTTTCACCGGTGCTCTGCACACCAAATTCACCATACGAATATATAATCTCATGAAACGGAGCACACGGTTTCTGCAATGCCACACACCACTTCTTTGGATCATTTGGATCAAAGATTATTCGATAGTAATCTGATATATTATTTTTCATCTAGTGCACATTTTATTATAAATAAAGAAAATTGCGAGAAGCATGGAAAAGAAGAAAAGAGAAAAGTTCAAAGTAAACTTTCCTCTTTTTCATATCACTACTCGCTCAAAATTTCCTCAACAATATCTTCAGTGCTTAATGATGCTCCATAACAATATTCTTTCTGTGCAGCTTCATCAATTCTATC